CCAAACGTTGTTGGATCATTGTGTGGAGGCGTACACTCGAGATGTGCTCGACGGCTTGCAGCAGGAACACGGTGACTCCTGGAAGGGAGAGTTGGTGTACCTGAGCGATGAGGCAGCTGTGAACGGTTTGCCAGGTGTGAAGTTCATTGATGGTATCAATCGAGGTACCTCCATGGGTCATCCATGGCATGGACCGAAGAAGCGTCACTTGGAACCGTATGTCACTGAAGACTACCCAGAGGGCGTTCAGTTCTCTGAAGAGATTCGTGCCCGCGTTGCAGAAATCAAAAGTCTGTACGCAGAGGGCAAGCGAGCCTACCCAGTTTTCACTGCACACCTTAAGGACGAAGCTGTTCCCCAGGCAAAGATTGATGCCAAGAAGACACGAGTTTTCACTGGTGCGCCTGTGGATTGGAGCATCGTAGTTCGGAGTCGCACCTTGGCGTTCATCCGACTACTCCAGAAGAACAAGCTTGTCTTTGAGGCGGCACCGGGCACAGTGGCCCAATCTATTGAGTGGACACAGTTCTACGACTACCTGACAGCTCATGGTAAGGATCAGATTATTGCTGGCGACTACTCCAAGTTCGATAAGCATATGATCCCGGCGCTCGTAATTGCAGCCTACAAGGTTATTGCGAACGTGTACCGAGCAGCTGGTTTCTCTGAAGAGGAGTTGCGCGACCTTGCGTGCATCGCCCTCGATACTGCTTTCCCTCTCACAAACGTGAATGGAGACATCATCGAGTTCAATGGAACCAACCCGTCAGGGCACCCCTGCACTGTTATTGTGAACTCTATCGTCAACAGTCTGTACATGCGCTACGCCTTCTGTGAGTTAAATCCAGAAGAGCGGACGTGCTGGAAGTTCAAGGAGGTTGTTAACCTTCTGACGTACGGCGACGACAACGGAGCTGGTGTGAGTAAGCGAACACCTTGGTTCAACCACACCGCAGTGCAAAAGACCCTCGCCACCATTGGCGTTGGGTACACGATGGCAGATAAAGATGCCGTCTCACGACCGTATATCACGATTGAAGAGTGTTCATTCTTGAAACGGTCTTGGCGCTTTGAGGAGGAACTAGGTATGTACACCTGCCCACTTGAAGAGGCTTCAATCAAGAAGTCCTTGACAGTGTGGGTTCCCTCGAAGACTGTAGATCAGCACAAGCAGATGGTGGATGTCATTTCGTCCGCCAACTCAGAGTACTTTTTCTACGGTAAGGAAACCTTCGAAAAGCACCACGCGTTCTTTAAGAGCATCTTAGAGCGCGAACCCTACTCGTTCTATGTGACCGAGTCGACCCTTCCAGGCTGGAGTGATCTCATTGCGAGATTCCGGAGGGCGTCGGAGAGCATTCTCTCTAGCCAGTAGACATGTATTTGGCAGTTCATGTTTGCGTATTTAAATGTCAGGCAACAAAGAAAATGAAGATAAACAAGCTGTTGAGTGGATCACCGGAAGTATCCACCCTGTTGATGCGCTTACGAGTGCGTATTACCAGAGTATTAAATCTCGCTTTCAGCTGCAATCTGAGGATCTCGCGGAAGCGCCAACAGGCGCGAGCGATGGACCAACTTTAGAAGCAAGCTCTGAGACCGTAACTTTCATTGACAACGCCGAAGGCGAAGTCGTGATGGCAGGTTCAGAAGTCAATGCTATCGCAAAGGTTGATGGCACTGAAGATCTCCAACTTGGACGATTTCTCAGCCGCCCCACCGCCATCTCCACTATTACGTGGAGTGGCTCTGATGCAATCGGAGTCAAGACGAGTATCCAACCCTGGTATTTATTCCTCAACAATGCAAATATTAAGAAGAAGATCGACAATTTTGCGTTCTTGCGAGGGAAGCTGCATATTAAGATCATGGTGAACGGAACACCGTTTCAATATGGTCTTTTGAGAGCATGCTACTCGCCATTGTTAGGATTAGTATCAGATAAGATTCGCACAACAACAGCAACAGAGCCTTTGCTGACCCCATATTCACAACAACCAGGTTTCTTTGTGACACCAGCTGCAAATGCTGGTGGGCAAATGGAATTACCTTTCTTTTATCACAAGAACTGGTTGGACATCACGAATGCGACTGATGTACAGAATTTCGGAACACTGATTTACACCGTATTCGCGCCCCTTGGGGTAGCCGTAACAGGTGGTTCAACTTCCGTCACCGTGCAAACATTTGCATGGATGTCAGATGTAGAATTGATGGGATCTACAGCTTCTCTCTCACTTCAGGGTGATGAGTATGAAGAGGGGACCGGAAAGATTTCCGCCCCAGCAAGTGCTGTTGCCAATGTTGCCGGGTATCTTACAAAGGTGCCCATTATTGGACCATTCGCTAGAGCCACACAGATTGGTGCTAGGGCAGTTGGTAGTATCGCCAAGATTTTTGGTTTTACTAACGTACCTGTGATAGCGGATGTCCACGGGTACCAGCCCATGAACGCTCCCATGCTTGCCTCAGGTCACATTGGAACTGCAGTGCAAAAGTTTACCTTGGATCCTAAACAGGAGTTGTCATTGGATCCAACTCTCCATGGTTTAACACCCAAGGATGAGTTGTCGATTCCATACATCAAGGCGAAGGAGTCTTATTTTGGGTCTGGTACATGGTCAACGTCAGATACAACAGACAAGTTGTTGTTCGCGTGCCGTGTGGGACCAGTGCTCTACCAGCGAGCCAACATCACTAATGCTTCTGCTGCAACTGTAGGTCAGCGTGTGTACCATACACCGCTTTCATACATGGCACAGATGTTCATGAATTGGCGTGGCTCGATTATCATTCGATTCAAGGTAGTGGCAACTAAATTCCACAAAGGCCGCCTTAAGATCTCATACGATCCTCGCTCGGATATTACGAGCACCAATCCAGATGTGAATACAGTGTATACGCATATTGTGGATATTGGCGAGGAGGACGATATCGAGATTGAAATTCCCTACCATCAGGCTACACCTTGGTGCCTGATTGACAAGGGTCTTGGCGATAATTGGAACACAACAGGAGGTTTGCCTCTGCGTGATGCATACGACAATGGTGTGCTTACTGTGCGTGTGTTAACAACACTGACAGCTCCCGCAGCCGGATCTTTGAAGGTTCTGGCTTTTGTGAAGGGAGGAGACGACTTTGAGTACGCGAACCCTGCGGATCACATTGGACCCGAGAGCGCAAATCGCGTGCCATCGTTCTTTGCACTACAAGCAGAGGATATCACCAGCGTGACACCAACGAAGTATACTCTGGGCGAGGTAACCACTCCCCACCCCGAGCGTTATGGCCAGAACTTCGGTGAAGCCATTAATTCACTTCGGTGTTTGTTACACAGGTATGTGACACAAGACACAGTGTGGATTGATAGTGCAGCTGCATCATCAATGACGAATATTGCCAAATTGGTGAAGATTATGCCGTACACTCCAGGGTTTGATCCCGGCGCTTCTGCAGTTAATTCTGCGAGCAAGGTTACGGTTGCTTCTGGGAATGCTCCCTATAGCTTCAACACCATGGTGCACATGCCTTATGTGGCCGGGATGTATCTCGGTTATCGAGGTGGTGCGAACTTCGTCATTACGCCAGGTCACGATGCATACGGTCCACTGCTGTCCGATTTTCGGGTTACGCGGTGGGTTGCTAATGCTGGCGACTCCCAGTACCGTCTTTGGAAACCTTTCACCTCTGTGCTCGCCTCTGCAACGCAGAGTGCGCGAGCCTATTTTATTAATAGAGGAGCATTTCTAAAGGATGGCACGGCTGGAATGGCTATCACACACACAAATACAAACGGCTCGATTAGTTTTCAGTTGCCGGATTTCAAGTACACGAACTTTTCGTTGGTTGATCCGTCCAACTATCTGGTTGGCACTGGTATTGACGGCACAAACCGTCAGTCAGCCTTTGTCCAAATGAACATTCGCACTTTGGCGAGTTCAAACAGCGATATCACTTTGCAAACACAAGTGTCCGCTGCTCCAGATTTCACGTGCCTGTTTTGGTTGTGTTGTCCAACACTCGACTATCTGACGAGTGAACCTACCCCCATTTAGGGGGTTTAGAGGCGTCAAAGAGACTCTTAAATCCAGAGTCCGCCGGTTTGACATGGTTTCGATGTACGTGTACTGTATAATAAAGACAAAAAATCCATAAAAACAATACATATGAGAGGACTTATGCATATCTTTGTATATAAAGAGGTCGGTGCAGTCGGCCCGCCCTACTACCTCGGTAGGGACTACTCCACGAAATCGTGGCCTGTAAGAATAATCAAGAGTTTTGTACTCGTGACCACTTTGGGCCACGGGGAAATTTTGCTCGGATGAAATTGCAAGCTTTATACGGC